GGGCGTCGATGTTGCCAATGCGCCTGCCGTTTTCAGAGGCAAAGTTCTGAAAAATGGAAGCATGAAGAAACTGACGGGTCAAGGAAACTTGAGCAAAGGTTTTCTTGTGAAGTTCACAAACAGCACGACTGCCGATGCAAACCATATAGGCATGGTCCAGCGTATCGTTGGTTCAAGCGGCGGCCCGGAGAAAACCAGAACGGGCGCTCGGCGCTGGCGCAATGCTCAGGGAAACGTGGAGCAGATCGTAACGATGGGCAGCCCGTCGGCGGCAGCGATGCACCATGTGATATGGCAGCAGGTCGAGCCGGATGTGCAGGATACTTTGGAGAAAAAGCTTGAGGAGTCGATTCAGAAAACACTTGCGAGAGCGGCGAAGGGGGCTAAGAAATGAGAGAGCAGCTTGGCATGACCCCCTATATGATGCAGATCGCACTGAACCAGACCCTCAAACAATACTTCAAAGGAAAGAAATATGCCGGGCCCGGAGGCACAAAAGAACTGAACTTCTATGAGCAGGATTTGCCTATTAGTGAGGATACGGATGATGATGTTGATTTCCCGGCGGCGTGTTCTCCCTACATCATCACGGAACTTGGAGATATAAAGTCCCCTGTAGGAAATGAGCCGATGACGGTGAACGTGACGTTGTACATCGGGGCGTACGACAAAGGGCATCAGCGCCAAGGATACCGCGATGTGCTGAACATCGAATATGCCATCATGCGCAGGTTTCGAGTATGTCCGAGGTTCGGACGTGCCTGTACCGTAGAAGGCGAAATCAAAGGAAAAATGTCGAAAGACGACTACCACCCCTATTACTTTGGGGCTGTCGAGATGATCGTCACCGTGGCTAACCCGACGCCCGAAAGTGACCCGGAAACAGAGGCGATGATATGATGAAAACGAAAGAAACGAATACGATGCGCGTGTACTGCGGCCCGTCGATTCGCGGCGTTATCCGGCAGTACACGAGCTTTACCGGAGAACTGCCTGATCAGATGAAGAGGCTTATCGAGCAGCATCCGATGGTCAAGAGCCTTATCGTTCCCTATGATAAGGTGGCACAGACCCGGGAGCGCATGGAGCGCCCGGATGTCCCCGGCCAGCCCAAGACGGCTGAACGGGTTATTTACGAACAGCTCAAGGCGGAGCTGTAATAGGAGGAACAACGATGGCATATAAACATGGCATTTATGTGAGCGAAGTTCCGTCCAGTGTCAGAGCGGCTGTCAAAAGCGATGCAGGAATTCAGGCGATTATCGGCACGGCTCCGGTGAATCTGCTGAAAGACCCGTATCATGCGGCGAATATTCCCATGCTGTTCTACACGATGGCGGAAGCGCAGAATGCAATCGGCTACAGCACCGATTTCAAGGCGTACACGATCTGCGGCTCGCTCTCGGCATCGTTTGAAATCGCAAATGTGTCGCCGGTGATCGTCATCAATGTGCTTGACCCGAACAAGGCAGAACACACGGACGATGTGCCGGAGAACGTGGTACAGGTGAATGATGGCACTGCCCGGCTGGACACCATCGGCCTGTTGCTGGACAAACTGGTGGTCAAAGCCGACGACGTGACGCTGGAAAGCGGCACGGACTACACGGCGGCGTTCAATGATGATGGCACTGTAACGCTGGTTGTCCTGCCCGACGGCAAGGGCGCGGGAAAGACCCAGCTTACCGTTTCGGGCAAGCGCATCGCACCTGAGAAGGTGAAAGGTAAGGATGTCATCGGCGGCGTGTCTGTGGACGGTAAAGAGACCGGCATGGAAGTGCTGCGCCAAGTTTTTCCGAAACTTGGTGTCGTTCCGGGGAGTCTGGTTGCACCGTGGTTCAGCAAAGACCCGACCTGCGCAGCTATCATGCAGGCCAAGACCTCGATGCTCAACGGCATCTGGCGTCTTTTCTGCTGGGTCGATCTGGACAGCTCGTCCACCGGTGCGCAGAAGTACACCGATGTGCTGACTCAGAAGACTGCGCAGGCACTCACGTCTCCCAACTGTGCAGCAGTGTGGGGCTGCCCGAAGGTCGGCGAGGTGCTGTACAGCCCCAGCTCTTTTGCAGCGGCCTATATCGCGCGGCAGGATGCGGAGAACGACGGTATTCC